CTGAAGCTGTTAAAGAAGATGAATCAGTTGCTACTGCTGTTGAAGAATATGTTGAAAGAGCAGTAGAAAATAAAGATGTAGAAAATTACACACTTGCTGATGTTGTCACAGAAGTGCAATATGAAGCATTCATAGAAAATCCAATAGAAGTATTTATTGATTTAGACATAGAAGATATAAACATTACTGACATAGGTAGTGACATGACTACTGACCAAAAAGAAAAAGCTCAAGAAGTTGTAGTTCCAGTTATTTTGACTAGAATAGCTACAATGGCATCCTTTATATTTAGGAGAAGTTAATGCTAAAAAAAATTTGGAATTGGTTTATAACTATAGTTAAAGAGACTTTGAATTTAAGCTGGACACTTGTCGGTTTGGTTATTGCGACCCTAACGCTAACTGGCAGTGCTCAGCAAGTTACAGGTCTTGCTACTGTAATTACACTAGGTGTATGGTTATTAACCATAGGGTTTAGAAAAGATAAACCTGATAGTAGTAGTAAAGGCAAGGTGAGCAGATAATGGATTGTTGTGGTTCAGGTTGCTGTAAAGGAGGATAATGGAATTAGAAGTAGTAAGAATAAGTTCACAGAAAGATAGCACGTCTGGAATTCTGTTTGATATTGTTAATGGTAAAAGAAGTTTTCTTTGTTATACACTTGAAGATGAACAAAGAGATGTAAAAGTATGGGGTGAAACTAGAATACCTGCTGGTAAATACAAACTTTCTTTAAGAAAAGAAGGTGGATTTCACACTAGATATCAAGCTAAATATGGTGATATGCACAAAGGTATGATACATGTGAATGATGTACCAGGGTTTGAATATATCTTATGGCATACAGGTAATACTGATGAGAATACTGCTGGTTGTTTATTATTAGGTAATTCACAAACTAGTAACCTTGTGCAAAAAGATGGCTTTGTTGGTTCAAGTGTTAATGCATATAAAGATGTTTATCCTTATGTTGCAGCTGCTATATCACAAGGTGATGTATGGGTGACATATATAGACTACGATGGAACTGTAAATAGTAGTGACAAATCAACTGTAAATAGTAATGACATAACAGAAAAGTTGGAGGAAATATCTGGGGAGATACAAGTGTTATCTGCCAAACTGGATAGACAAGTGATTCTCTAATGGCTAAACAAAAAGATAAATTAACTTTATTAAAGGAAGAGTTAGAACAACTTTTAAATAAAGGTAATAAAACAGCTGCTGATTATTCTAGACAATCAGACATAGTAAGAGAAATACAATTTCAAGAAAGAGCTTTAAGAATTGAAGCTGATACTTTAGCTGAAGGACAGTTAATGTTTGGTGATGCTTATACTAAAGCTGCTGAAAAGAAACCAAAAGGTAAACAACCTAAAAAAGTTATACCTACTTTTAAAGGTTCAACAAAAGAAGAAATATTAAAAAGAAGTAGTTTTGAATCTAGAGCTTGGCGTGAAAGAAAGTTTCCTGTTGGCAGACCTGGTTTGCCTATTGAAGGTAATGAAGCTGCTATAAGAAGAGCTAAAGAAGCTAAGAAAAAAATTAAAAAAGAATTAGATTTAGCTGAAGGTAGTAAGTTTACTAATCCAGCAGATAGAATAGGTATAGACCTTCCTCCATCTATACAAGAACAAATACAAACAACAGCAAGAGGTTTAGTAGAATCAAATCCTGCAGGTATTGACCCATCTAAACAAGAACAGTTTATTCAAGATGTAGCAGATGAAATGGCTGCACAAGTTGAAGAAGCAGCTAGGTCAGATGCAGGCAAGATAAACATTATGGATTTCTCTGAAGGTAATCCTATGATTGTTGACACAAGAAATGGTGCTGTAAAAGATATGGCACAATCTGTAGGAGATACACCAGCAGCTAAAACTTATGCTAAAGAATTTAAAGTAGAGACTAAAGCTTCAACTAATAGTTTATTTAATATATCTATTGGAACATTAGAAAGTCAATTAAAAAATCTTGAAAATGTAATAGAAAATACTAAAGGTGAAATAACTGGTATAGATATTGAAAAAGTTAATGTTCGTGATGCAGCAATTCAGAAAAAAGTAGATGAATTAATTGGCCAAAGAAATATCGTTTCTGATTTATTAGAAGAACAAATAGCTACATTAAATAAAGAAACAGCTTCAATTTATATAAAGAATTTACCATCTAAAGAAACAAGAGCAAAGAGAACTTGGCGTGGTGATGTTGTTAGAGGTGCTGATGGAAAACCTATATTAGAAACTAAACCAATTGGAGATACTAAAGAGTGGAAATCTACAGGAAAAGATAGAGTAGATAAAATATTAAAAGATTTAAATATAACAGGTGACAGAATAATAGATGTAGATGATTTTGATGTTATGTACAAATCTAAATATGAAGGTAAAATTCAAGAAACTCCTGTAACTAAAGAGCAGTTAATTATGACTGAATCAGAAAGACTTATTTCTAATTGGCAAAAACAAATAACTCCTGGTGCACACAATCTTAAAACAGGAGAATTAGCTGAACCAGATGCAGTTGACCCTGATGCTGCAAGATATCAAACTAAAAAAGAAGCTGAAACAAGAAGTAAATTTGAAAAATCCCAGATTCCTATGGTTAATGTTCTTAAGAATTCATTACAAGATGCTGGTACTTTACCAGGTGAAGCAGGTATGGTTTCAGAATGGATGGAGGAATGGGAAGGTGTTAAAGAAGCTAGAGGTAGACAGTGGTGGTCAGAAGGATTTATAACTGAAAAAGTTCAACCTTCTAAAACTAAAGGTGAAACAGATATTGGTGTGTTTAGAAATGCTGATGGAACATATTCCGAAATTAGCGGAATAGCTGGTCAACAAATTGACAAATCTTTGAAAGGTGATTTTATAAAGAATGCTTTAATGAATCCTCCAGTATCAGAAGTAGATACAATTTTTGCTTATAAACCGTATAAATATTATTATGACAAAGGTGGCGTGAGGCGAGCAATGAGTGGCACAATGCAACTTGATGCTAAGGGGAATGTTGTACCTTTTAAACCACAATTTGATAATAACGACCAAATAATTAATTTTAATAAACAATTAAAAATAAAAGATTTTTTAGATGATAAAGGAAAACTTACTGAAGCAGGTTACAAATATAGAGTTGAAGCACCTACAAAACCAGACCCAAAGAATTACACAGCTACAGATGATTTCAAAAAAGCAGAAAAAATTTATTTAGGTAACATAGAGCAACCTGCAATAGCTACTGTACTTCAAAAAGATTTACCAGGATATGAAGGACCTAAGATAGAATTAAGAGCATCGACTGATAGAATGTATGTATCAGGTTTAGGAGACGCTAAAGATGTAGATGTTGATATTACAGGTAGGATAAAAGATACTTCCTACACTGTTGATTTAGAAGTACCAGATGAACCAGAAGTACATAGAAAAATATTAGCACCTGGTTTAAAAAATCCTATTGAAACAGATTACACAGCTAAACCAAAAATTATAAAAGAAACTGTACCAACAGATGCAGGTCAAGCTATTATAGATGCAAAAAAAGAAGTAGCTGAAGCTAAACAATATATCAAAACAATGCCTTTTAATGACCGTCTGCCAGAAGAATTAAAATTAGGAAAAGATAAATTAGCTGAAGCAGAATCAAAATTAAGAATAGCAGAAGCAGATAAATCTCCTAAAACAAAAGAAAAAATTACTAAAAAATATCCTACGAAACATACAAATCCTCAGAAACAAGGTGTTCCAATATTAAGCGAAAAACAAGTTATTCCTCAAACAAAAACTGTTACAAAAGAAATTAAACCAGGAGTAACACAGTATGGAAGTAAATATAATTATGGATTAAAAGATATAGCTTCAAAAGGAATTGTAATACCAGGTAAAATTCGTATAACTGATTATGGTGAAGGAGCTGAAGCTTCTTTTAAAGTTGGTGATTATGATTTTAGAAAACATCTTACAAAATTACAAAGAGTTAAAGATACTAAATATGGTAAATCAGAAGTAAAAGGATTAGTAAAAGGATTAAAAGGTGGAGAAGCAGCAACGTTTGGTGGCCTTAAAGACTTTAATGTAAGTAGTCAAAAAGTATTTGATATTCTTTATGGTGAAGCTATAGAAGTTAGAAATATTAAAAAAGGTGTGGAAGAATCATTAATGGCTACTACAAAAAAAGAAACTTCAGAATATATAAGAGCAGTTAAGGATTCAACTGTCATAGTAGAAAGTAAATATGGTACTGTTAGTGGAAGTAGTGTAACTGAGTTTATTGAAAAACATGATTTATGGAAAAAGAATAATAAAGGTGAAGTAATAGTAGATAAAGCTGGAGATAAAGTTGCACCATCAAACTTAACACGTTATAGAAAATATGGTGGTGATGCTAGACAAGTAACAAAAGCATTAACTTATGACCAATTAAAGAGTATTGCACCTAAAGATAAAAAATATATATTTGAACCAGAAGCTCAACGTGCTCCAAAGAAAACATTTAAATATCAGGCAACAGGTATTTTAGATAGCAAGACTCAGTTTACTCACCTCTTTAAACAAGAAGATTACACTACTCTTAGAAAAAGTTATGAGCAAAATATAGCATGGAAAGCTTATCGTAGTTCTTTACCTAAAGGAGTTCAACCAAAATATAGTAGTAAGACTACAGCTAAAACTTTATTAAAAGCTGCTGGACCAGAGGCAGTTAATAAATATTTAAATACAATCTCGTCTCAAATGTCAGGTCAAAATATATCAGATAACTATTATAAAAAAGATGGTTCATTTAATACTAAAAAATTAACTCAATTAGCTCAGCAACAAATTTCACATGATGCAAAATTATATGCTGATAAAAATCTTAAAGGTGATGCTAGTAAGAAATTCTTAACAGAACTTAAAAAAGGTATTAAGATGGTAATTGGAAAAGGATAGTGTATAATGTTAAATAGATATAAGAGAAAAAGAAACTCTGATGGGACATTCAAAAAGGATGTGGCGTGGACCCCTTGGAATGAAGCATGGAGTTATAAAATGAGTGAAGACCTCAAAGATATGTTGGAGCGTACAGCTTGGACATTCATTGAAGCATTTATTGGTGCCTTAACAGTTGCTCCGTTGGTTGGTGTAGAAGCTGAAACATTACAGTTAGCTGCATTAGCTGGTGGTGGTGCTGCATTGGCAGTAATAAAAACATATGCAAAGAAACAAATTACAAAGAGTAGCTAATGGCCAAAAAGAAAAAAGATGGTTGGGACTTAGTAGCTTCCCAAATTAAAAGTGCTCAACAAAATGTTGCAAGGTTAAATAGACATAAAGAAATTATGGCTGGTAGAGATGTAGGTAATTTAACTGGTATGTCTAAAGCTGAACAAACAATGTGGTTTAATTTAGGAATGCGTATGACAAGTGATAGATATAAAAGGTCAGCAGCTGGCCATAAAGGCCGTATGTCAGATGCAACATATGATAACTATGTTCGTAAAGGTATAGCCCAAGAATATGCAGGTAGATGGGGAGAATATACTATGCGTGGTCCTATTTCTGGTGCATATGCAAATTATATGGCTCAGAAAAAAAAGAAAAAGCGTATTGTCTAATGTCTGCTATAGACCCTAAGAAAGACTGGAGCGTTCATGGTTTAGGTGAGCGTGAAATGAAAGCTCGTATTAAATCTCATACAGCTATGAGAGATAAAGCTAGAGAGCGAATGATAAACAATGAAATACCAGAAGCATTTGTAAGTCCAGAATTTAGAATGTGGGTTAAGAATAATCCTAATGCTCAATGGCTTAAAGGACCTGGCCCTGGTATGTTAATTGACCAAGCAGAGAGACATTTTGATGGTGCTAGAAGAGCTGTTACACATGGTAATATGGTTCAGAAATTAAAAAAACAACAACAATTAAACAAACAAATCAAATTAAGAAATAAAATTAAAAAAATAACTAGAGGATATTAATATGCCAATTACTAAGACTGGCAAGAAGAAAAGATACAAGAAAAAATATTAATTTAAATAGCTCTGAGAGACGTATAGAGCCGTTTTAAGAGGTACAAGTTGCCCGTCTGCCATTGCTTATCATTAATTATGTAGTAATAAAAAAAAAGCAGAAGTTACTTATCATTAATACTATATAGTTGGTATTGTAAAGTAAGTTCTTCTCCAGTAATAATGAGTTTATTTGTAATTAAAAAATACTCATCATCTCTAATTTCAAGTATGCAATTAGGGTAATCAGAATGATTAATGAAACCACCTAAAGGCGTTCTAATAACACCATGTGCTGTCTTTTTATCTGTCTTGTAATGTGTTATTCCTAGTTCTGTACCTTTCTCAATAGTCCTAGTTGAAAAGAGGCCAAGGCCTTCTACCTTTGACCTCTTAACAGTTACTTCTTTAGGTAATGGTTTATAACTCATCAGGATATGTCCATTGTTCTTCAGGTACAAAGTATATACTATCTGGAAGTTCCCAATACTCCATAATATTATGTTGAGTTACATCTGTCCCTACATAAATAGCATCAGCTATATATTTAAACATTAACTTTGTAGGTTTATTTTTAACAAAACCTTTGTGAAACTTAATGTCAATTAGTTCATATAGTCGTTGTAAGTGATGAAGAGTTTGGATGGTCACCTCTCCACCTCGTTTTTTCTTTAACTTTCTTGTCATTAAGTCAAAGCTAATGTTTGGTCTAGTTCCCATTTTAAATGTATATCTGTCATTCGCAAGTTTGGCACCTTCTTCCGTTAAGATACGCAGCTGATGAGAGAAAGACATCTTTAACTTTAAATCGGACCTATTAATTTCATATGATACATATACAGGTTTACCTGCTTTAGTTAATCCTAAGAATCTTTTACCACCATATTGTTTAAGTGCTAAAGTATCATCTCTATTCGCATGTTTATCTTTTGTATGTGCAGGTACTAAGTATTCATTTTGATATTTTTGTTTTTTAGTTATAAATTTTGTGTTTATGCTTGTAGGCATATGTGACCTCCTTCTTCTAAGTCTTGAAAACATTCTTCACAATAATATTCTTGCCCTGGTACGGGATGACTCATTGTTTATCTATTATAACTACTTCTTTAATAGTAGTTTTTCCCATTTGATAAGCAGTTATATGTTTTTGTGCCTCATCATAAGTATATCCTTGTTCAAGACACCACCATAATTGTTGAATAATCTCTAATTCAGTCATTCTTCTTCCTCTCTTTTTAATTGTTCTTGCATTTGATTGTAATAAAAGTTATAGTCTGTAACGAATTTCCCTATTAACTCATCTACTTTTTCTGTATTAGGTAATGTATTTGTTCTACTATCTCCTAGATATCCTATTAATGTAACTGCCCAATGTCTTAATTTCATTGGTCCATTAAATATATTATCTACAGAATCATCTTTCTTTGGTTTAGCCATGTTTATCTACATCTCCCCAGCAGTGTTTACTACTATTCCAATGATACCAACCATCATTGTACACTAACCATGAAGCCACTGCTGTTGATACTCTAGGGTTAGTTCTATTACTTGTTATTTTTAATTTTGGTTTTAGCCAGGCCCATGTTTCATCATTAAATTGCCATAGTCCTATGTCTCTTGTTCCATTTGTATTGTCATTTATTACGTAGTCTCTACCTGAAGATTCACAATATATAATTGCTAATGCTTTAGGTATGTCTTCTTGTTTAAAGTATTCAGATACTAATGGTTTCCATTCAATGACATGTTCTATTTTATTTTCTATGTTTCTACAAGAGATATACTCAGTCAAGCTGTCCACACTCACAGGAATGGATAATGCACAACTGAGTATAATCCCAGCCACAGGGTTAAGCTAAAGCCTTAAGTCTTTTACGACTTAGTCTTTCGCTTCTCCTTTTTGTTGAGTCCTTATCTGTAGGCATTGATACTAAGTAGTATAAGTAATGACCTTTTTCTTTAGCAGGCATGGTTGTAATATCCCATCCTTCTTTTCTTAAGTCATGTAATACACCACCAAATCTTGTGCATCTTAACTCAAATACAAACTCACCATTTGATATTGGTTCATTAAAACGAAACTCTGTTAGAGCCCATTTAATTAACTGAGTTTTATTATTAATATAGTCTGGTACCTTTATTCCTCTAAAGGATTTAACTATCATTTTACTCTCCTTATCTCCACCATATAGCTTGTACAACCTAAGTTAATACAAGCCATAACTTTGTGGTTATTTTTTGTTGTCTTAGATAAAAGGTTATTACAGTTGTTACACTGTTCCTTCATTTAGGTTCCAGTCTTCGGGGATATCATTATTGTCCATCCACCAAGACTTTCTCCATTTACCACTATGACCACCACATATTGCAGGGTCATTAGTAGAACAAACAAAGTCTGGACTTTTATCTGACTTTTTATTATTACGATTATCGTAAACCATTTGTCCACAATAAGGACATTTCAAATCGTCTCTATATTTTTTTGCTTCACTCAACTTGTTAATCACTCCATTAATAGTAGATGAGTTTTCTCCACCTTCTATTTCTATCTCTGTAACTTCTCCCATTATACTAGATACTTTTTCTATAAGGGGTAGTTTTTCAAATGATTCCTGTGTAAATACCTCTGGCATATCTGATAACTTTTCAATAAATCCAAAGTATTTATCTAATTGTTTATCATTATAATCAGTGAGTTTCATAGGAAATTTAAATACTTGACAGTATTGATTAGCTAATCCTAGAATTTTCATTCTAGTTTCACTATTCTTTCCTTCCAACATAGCGTTAACAGTTGTTTGTATGAACTCCATATCTGCCATTAGAAAGGTGCCTCCGATATAGTTCCGTCATCATTTAATTTGATTTCATCCATATCTCTAGGTTCTGGTTTAGGAGTTCTATGTTCTTTCTTACGCATATCAATCTTAGTAACTTCAACTGATGCTTCTCTAGCTGCTTCAGCTGCAGCTTCTTCTTCAGTTTGTATTGAACCACTCCATAGTTCTACACCAAGGCCAAACCTCATACAAGCTCTCTTGAATGCGTCTGATTCTGCGTCTTTTAGATTTGTGCCATCATTAAACTTGTCATTGTTTAATTTAAAAGTATCTATATCTCCAAATCCGTCATAGCTTCCCATGCCGTCTATTGTTATAGTTCCTTTAGCACCTACAATACGGTTCTCTCCGTTATGTGTTCCATATATTGGTTCACAATGCCAACTATATTTAATCCCACTATCTCGTAGTCTTTCTACATAATTAGCATGTGGTACATAGTCTCCAAACTTCCCAGCTGGTGCTGAACGCACCAAATTACTAGGAAAAGGGGACAGTAATTTCTTGGTATCTATTTCTACCATAATATCCTTCCTATAATTCAAGATAGAGAGAAGAAATAAGGGGACCGTTAGGTCACCATAAGACTTAACCTATCTGTACTTTTTTTAAGTTAGTTATACCTCTTTCAATTGGTACTAGTTCAACTCTTTCGTCTTCATATTGCACTATAAAGTAAGGTTGAGTCCCAATTCCAGCGTATTCTATTCCTATTACTTTCATTGTTTGACATACTTTCTGTTAATATGTACTATACATGTTCCAATTTTACTAGATATTCTGCTGTCACGCCAGTACCTGGCTTGCAAAATAGTAACCATTGACATGGCCTACCCATACTAGCTAGTTGTTCTAATGCATATGTGTTATAACTTTCTGTTGAACCATTAACCCATAACCTTATATCATTGAGATACATTGTTGTAGGTGTATGGAAATGGCCTGCAATAGCGTTATCAAAGTCAGGCATAAGACCATTAGCTGCTAATGTTTTCCATCCTTGTAGCTTTTTACCAAAGCCATACCATGGAAACCCACTAAAACCTCTCACATTGTCTCCGTGCCACAACAAAAACTTACATTCTTTACCTAAATCAGCTATGTCAAACCAATGATTGTCTCCTGTACTGTCAGGTATTGTAAATTTTATACGCTTTTCATCTCTAAATACCATCTTCATGATGTTACCTAGCATCCTATCAGCGTTAGAATCTGGATGATAGTCTTTACGACTACGACCACCTAAGTGGCCATGATTACCTATAACCCAATGAACATCTACTTCATTAAAGTTAGCAAGTAATATATCAAAGAACTTACCTATAATTCTAGGCCCGTCAACTGTTACTTGTTTGTATAAGCTGCTGTCAATTAAGTGTGATTGACCTGGAAAAATTAGCTCACCTTCTATAATATCTCCAACTGCAAACACTGCAACTTTATTAACAGGATGAGATTGTCTTTGTACATTAGCAATGTCAACTATCTTATGTGCATAAGCTATTACTCTTTCTTCTGCTACTTCTGAGTTATAGTCAGGTGTAACTTTAGCAAGTTGTATGTCACTTAGTACAGCTATAGCTATCTCTTCATCCTTAGTCTTTTTTAAGTTAGACGGTTTAGGTATTGAGGGTTTGTCCCATGTACGAAGATTGGCTGATACTGCCTCATAAACTGCATCAACCATCTCTTCTTTCTTGTTCTTTGACTTCTCAAGCTTTTTTAAAAGATTTAAGTTATCTTTTTTTAAGTCTTGAATAACTTTAGATTCAACCTCAGCCATTAATTTAGTAATATCTTTAGTCATTGATTTTTCTTTAGACATTATTATCCCTCTCTAGCTTTTGTAAGTATCTTCTTATTGCAGATTCAGATATTTCTATACCAAATTCATCATGCAATAACCTATGTACTACATAAGGTCTCATCTTTATTTTCTTTTTTATTATTCTGTCTTTTAAAGCAATCCAAAAAGGTTCTGCTTCTGGAGTAATTCTATCCTCAACATAATTACCTTTCTTGCCATGCTCTGCTTCATTAAGTAGTTCATCTATATTTGCCATAAGATAATTATAGTTGATTTTAAAAAAATACAAGTAAATATAAAAGAAAATGGTGGAGGTGGGGGGAGTTGAACCCCCGTTAGCATAACAACAGTGCGACTTGTTTTATGCTCTAACCTGGACACCCCCATCCACAGATGGAATACCGTGCTTAAGGTCGGAAAGGAGTACAACCCACGGTTGCCCGTTGCACGGTACTCCTAATTTCCTTCCTTCTATGATAGCTGATTTAATTGATAAGCAAATTGTTTTACTTCATCAATATCAGCTAACCTAGTAATTCCTGAACGCTTGCATTGTTCAATGCAGTCCAGTAATAAGTTATTTGAGTTTGAATTATATAGTCCAAAGACATACATATCACTAACCCATATTCTTTTAGGTGGTTGTTTAGCTAGCCAAGCTAATGCTGGGCCATCAACTAAGTTACCTCCACCTGTCCATCTATTTAAGTATTCTTGGTCAACTCTTTTACCATTTTGACCTATAATACGCAATGCACCTGTTTCATAACCTTCACCTCTATCGTTATACATAGCGATAGTTACAGCAGGTAACATCTGCATTATTTCTAATATATCTTCACCATTAAAATGCATAGAACCTGATGCATCTATTAGTATTGTTCCACCATATACTCTTTGTTTTTGTTTGAATACTTTCTTATCCACACACCAACGATTCATATACTTAGGATTAACACCAAAGTCCATCGGTCTATATTCTCTGCCACCTTTTATTTTAGATTGCATATTGACATTAAGATGAGGTTTAAATATTTGCATCTTACCCCACTTACCAGACATATCATTGAGATTAGGTTTATAATTCATCATTGATTTATCTGATGTCATATCAAATATTCGTTCTGCATTTCTTTGCATCAACTCATCTAATGTTTGCAATGTATCTTCACCATCACCATTCTCATCAGTTGATGACTTAGATTGTTCTGTCTTTTTATTAGCATTTAATTGTTCTTGTTTCTTTAATGCTGCAAGTCTGGCCTTTTCAAGAACTTGTTCCTCTTTAGGTTGTTCACTGAACTGGTCCATAATTTTAAACAGAACTTTTGCTGCATCTCTAGTCTTTTTATACTTACTAGGTTTGTTGTAATAACCTCTAGTATATGTTATTTGTTGCCACAATTTACTTGCTTGTGTAAAACACCAATCTAATTGTGATAATCTAAGCCTAGTCATTGCATCTTTATGGTCTCTAGGTAATTCTGCTAATTCTTTATTTAAATCAACTAAAGCAAGAAATTCTTTATTACCTGGATATCGTCTCCAAACATAACTGTTGTTATCATTTGGTGCTGGTGCCATGGATATCATTATGTATGAAACAATATCAAATAAAGAACCATTATAGAATATTTCTATTGCTCTTTCCATATGTTTATGTTCACATATAATCCAATCGTCCAGAAATATATCTTTTACAGCTAAGTTGTAATTGATACGAATTTCTTCACATATTTCAATGCATTTTTCATTCTCATTTTCTTTGAGTTTACCTACAGTTTTAGGACTCCACTTAGCATGGCCAAGTTCATGTCTTCTAATCATTTTATTGTGGTCTGCGTCACATATTTCACAGATAGCACTGTCTGTAGGGACATACATTTCATTAGATAATGTAGAAGTTCTAGGATTATTTGCATCATCATAGACTTTCCATGGTCCTATCCCAGAGGCTATCTCTGGGAAGGGAACCTTATTATTCTTCTTCTTGTACATTTTGCAACATATTATCTTTGACATTTACATCTGACAATTTAATAGCGTCAAGCAATTCATCTGCTCTATCACCAAATATCAAATTACCTGCCATATCCATATCAACACCACGTTGTTGAAGCTCAAAGTATTCTCTCCAAGCTCTAACTGATACTCTATCTTCCATATTATCTGTTAATGAAGTATCACTAATTACCTGGTGCCATGTTTTTGGAAACATTTTTAATGCACTAGGGTGTATAGTATCGACATGTATTTTAACTGGGAACCTATCTTTGAGTGCCATTGGTAGGCTCTCTGGTAGGCTGTTAGTTGTAGCAATAACATTAAAACCTTTCTTTGGTCTTACTGTTTCTTTGTCGTCATTATTTAATGTCAACTGTGCTATATCTTTGTCATCTAAAATAGCATGTAAGAATGTCATAGCATCTGGTGAAGCGTGGTCAATCTCATTGACTACCAATCTTCCACCTTTTCTCCAAGCTTGGATAGCTATACCGTCATGCCATTCAAATCCGCCAGACGAATTGGGTTTATAAAAACCCTCTAAATTTGCACTAGCTGTGTCTTCCGTCATAGTTATTTGATAAACATTAGGTTCCCCATTCATGTTTAATCCTACTTTATTTGTTGCAGCTGCATATGTTTTACCTGTGCCAGGTGGCCCGTATAACAATATTCTATCTGCATTACCTATAGCTGCTGTGACTTGGTCCCAACAAGTTATAGGTCCTTTCTCCATTGTTTCTTCCAATGTATTCTCCAATCTAGAATGTATTATCTACATTCTGTAATTTAATAAAACGACAATAGATATCTATATATCCGTCATCATTTTTTCTTTGTTTGACTTCAAACTCACCAACATCTTTTAAATGTCTTATGTTAGTTTGATTCATACTTTCTATGTTTTGTTTAACACCTGATACCCAGTTGTCACAAGTAGCTATTAAATACCATTCATTTGGTGTACTTAATAATGTTTCTACTTTATCATCTGTTAGTATTGTAGGTGTCTTACCTTTTCTATTATGATGAGCAGCAGGTGGATTTTGACGAACAAGTTTACTTCTGTTTGTCATCTTTACCTTCTGTTTGTTCTTTAAGCCATTGCTCTGCTAAGTTACCTGTATTATCAAGCACTGCATTAGTAGCTTCCATAGCTTTATCTATTAATTTATTCTCATTTTCTATTAGAACAACCTGTATTCCTGTAGGTTCACTAAAGAAAAATCTATTGAATAAACCACCATTTCCCATATGGTTTAAGATACTTGGCAATTGGTCCATAGGGTCACCTGTTGGTGATTCTCCTTTAACACAATTAAACCAACCTGTCATCATAGAAGCTTTGCGATAAGCATCTAACCTCATAGCTGCATCTATTGCCTCTCTAGGTCCGACTGCTTCAACTTCATATCTTGTCATTAATTCATCTGTATGTGTAAAGTCTGCAAATCGTTCTTTCCAAAAGCTAATATGTTCATCATCTTTTAGATAAGTTACAACAACTGCAAATTTCTTTACATCTACATCTACTATTTTTACTGAATCGTGTGAACCAAACATTGATTTACCAATAAAATCATCATTTATTCCACTACAATCATCACAACAATCACCGTCATGTTCTTCAGTCATATATGTCTATTCCTTTCTCAATCTCCCATGGTTCGTAAGCAGTATTACATCTCTTACACCACCATAGTTCTGAATGTTCACTATCAAATATCAATACATCTTGACATTGTAAGCAAACATTATTATCTAATTCTTCTGACATCAAATCATACATATTTAATACAATTTCTTTCTCTAATTTAAATTGCATGTTATTGTATCTAAACCAACGCACAATATTATAATTAAAGTCTTTTAATCGTATATATACTAAGTTAAAGTATCGGACATAGTCCCTATATGTCATCTTCTTCGTCTATTTTTTCTTCTATCAAGTCTATTTGGTGACTTGTAAAAGTAAACAACTCATTGTTATCAGCTAGTTTCACAAGCTCATCAACTTGTTCATCTATCTGTTCAATTGTTGTTTCTTCTGGAAATGTTAGCGTTACTACGCAATCTCTATCCCAAGTCTTTTTCATTGGGTTTTGATATACATAAGGTTCTGCCATATATTTCTCCTCTCTCTATCTGTTTCTATAGATAGCTTGTAACCTACCTTCAGTAACTGGGCAACAGGGTAAGTAACCAGTTCTTACTAATAGGCTACAAGCTACCTATCTCCACCTAACAACAGCACGCTATTGTATCATTGTTTTATAGATAGCTTGTAGTACACACTGTGCGGATTCCAACCGCAATCTATATATAAAGTTTGCTGGACCAAATCCTGTTATTCCCATTTGGGCAAGATTTTATAAGGTATCTATATATAGTTACGCATAGGTTTCTGTATGTACTACAAGCTATGCACACTAATTTTAGTATGCTATAGCTTTGCTAGTTGCTAATTATTTTCTTTTTCTTTGAACATATCTTTAACCATTTTAAGCATTGCATCACGGTCTTGTTCAAATTTGTCATACATTGCTTTTGTTTCTTCGTCTGACCAAGGATAATTACTAGTTTCTCTTTGCTCTTCAAACTCATACATTAAACTGTTTGATATCTTAACATCGTACTTTCTAGCTATATCATTTAATAATCTGAATGGTTCTCCCCAAGCAGAATCAAATGTAAATACTAGCTGACCGTCTGCATATTGGTCATGCTCTACTATTTTTTCTGATATTAATTTAGTATCACAGTCTCCCCATTTAGTTCCCCAATTGGTATATTCCCAATCAACTGGTTTATAGGTTCCGTGTTCTTTTATGATATCTTCTTTAACTATATCTAACATTGGTCTAGCACCTTCATCATCCTCAAACCACGCATCAACAGTAACACCGTCAAATGTTCTAGCTCCTTGATGTATTGTTTTGAATATTTCTGGTTTAGGAAAACAATTAGTTAAATTATATTGTATTTCATTAGGGTTAGAGTCATCTGTTATTACTTTTTTCAATAATTTATCTAGATTTTCTCCACTACCTGTTATAACAATAACATTATCTGTCCAATTTGGCATTATTCCTCCTCACTCTTAACAAAATCACGAAACATTTCGTTATTTTTTAACACATCATCAAGTGATGCACCATTTCTAAGGTCATTAATACCTTCGTTAATTTCTAACATTTGTAATTTAACCTCATCACTAGCACCATTCTTTTCTAAAAACTCTGTAAAGTTTTCTCTATATTTATCTATTGATAATACTTCTGATATTATTGCTGCTCTAAATTCCTCATCTTTATCGCCTAAGTAACTAACAATAGATATTTGAATAGCAGACATTAATTTAACTTGTTGAACTAAATTACTTAACATATCTACTGCTTTACTTAATTCTTTATCTATTTTTGCATCTATATCTTCTGGTTTACTCATTTTTTAAACTCATCTCCTTTTAAGATTGTATTAAGAAATTCTTTTTGTCCTTTTTTCATACTAAAAGCAACATAATCATCCCATAACACATCGAATACATTTTTAAGGTCACCATTACCTAAATCTTTTTCAACTTGTTTACTACTATCACTAAATTGTTCTGTATTTATATTATTTACAGCAATTGGTGTTAGTTCTAAGTCAAAGAAATCATTATAGTTATGTGTAACTTTCCAATGTAATTTTCTATTGTTAATTGTTATGTTGAATTCTATTCCCCCGTGAAACTCTTGCAACCGTTCCCCTGTTGGATTATTAGTTAGAATTACAACATCATCAACTAATTCATCATACATACCATCGGGCATTAAATCTATAATACTACCTGCTGCATATGTATTAACTACATTTCTTTGCATACTTACCTTTCTCCGTCTCGCATTTGAATTACTG